AGGTGCCAACGAGTTTCGCCATCGGAGGTATGCGCCAGGCACCGTCTCAGTCAGAGATGATCAAGCGCGGCTACCACCGGCAAGAAAACTCTAAGAAAGGCTGGAGGAGTGAGTTCAGCCGACAGAAAGTAAAAAAGATTTGGGGGTTATAAACGATGGCAAGACAGAATGATGCACTAGCTAACTTTGGGGCGACAACGAACGAGGAACTGAGCGTAGGAACCGGGGCAGCAATACCGACAGGACTAAGCGATGACTGCTCTCCTGCTTTTCTGCTGATCCAGAACGTAGGCACTAAGCCGGTATTTTACCGCTTGGGAGACGTTACTGCCGGACAGATTTGTTCGATAACAGGAGGCAACTACACCGGCATCTTAGCAGGTTGCACAGCAGACGAGGATGGCACTGGAGGTGTGATCAGCTTTGCCGGTTATACCGGAGGACTCAGCTTTGTTGTGGCAAGCGGCACAGGCAAGGTGAACGTAAGCCACAGCGGCAGATTGGGAGATTAAGCTATGGGTATAGCCAACATAATTAACAACTCCACCACAACGAGTGGTGGGGAGATAGTCCGCGAGTTAGTTAATAGCACAGACGGCGCGGGTCTGCATTTTGATGGTGGTTCTCCCGGGTACATCGACATTGCCTCGCCTCCAGATTTGGGAACAAAGTTTTCGTTTGAGTTTATATTTAAAGCGTCAACTTGGATAAGCGGCGACTACAAGTTTTTATTAGATTTTGGAGGCGGCAGCGGTCGATTTATCATCGGCACAAACAATTCTGACAACAACTTAAAGATATTTGACAATGTAGGTTACAAAGACACCGGAGTCGTAATTTTTGACGATTTGGATGTGCATCACGTTGTGGTGACAGTCAATGGCACATCTGCGCTTGTTTACGACAATGGCAATCAAGTTGGGTCTGCTACAATAAGCGCAAGCCACGGCATTGACACCGCGACCGATGCCGCAATTGCTACTAACATTTTTTACTCAAGTAATAATGCTGTTACCGGCACTCTCTACCGCTGCCGCTTCTACAACAAAGCACTGAGCAGCGCAGAGGTGCAGACAGCGTACCAGCGGGCAGACGTACCGTTCGCAGACCAGTATGGAGAACAAAACCTAGTAGACGCTGCCGCGAGTGCATTCACCAGCGGCACATATAGCTGGGTTGCATACGGTTCCAACACGATTGCTAACGTCAGCAACGACTTAACAATCAGCTATGGCGGCAATTCAAGTGGCGCGTATAATTATTTACGCGACTCTTTTGATTTAAAACAGGATTTAGTTATTGGTGAAAACTACCGTCTTCGTATGCGTGCCAAGTACGCTGGAGGCGCATCGGGAGTTACAATTCAAGTCTATGACGGGTCTTCGACAATAGTAGCCGACAGCGCGTTGACCACATCGTTTGTCGATTACGAAATAGAATTTACAGCGCAGTCGATAACTGACAGACCGTTTGTTTTCTTTACTGACTTGAAAAGTGGCAACGTAGTCACAATCGACACTTGGCAAGTTGACCAAGTTGGCTGCGTCTCAGACTACGACCTAGCATTCGCAAACGAAAATCAATCGCGGATGGTGGCTGACCGTTCAACTAATAACGTGGATGGCGAGATGTCATCTTCTGGCGTCAAGCAGACGCAAGTCATTAAGCAGTTGAACAGCACCGCAATGCGAGTTGGCACTCCTGCGGCGACTCCTGGGGATGGTGAGATTATTTCCAGCGGCAAAATTTCTGCCAACGCTAAAGTAAACATCAACTCAAACGGCACGCTTGATTGGGGTAATGCAGCAGATTACGGAGTGTTGACTTGGGGCGGCACTACCGACGCTATTGTCCGAGGTGCGGCGTCCAAAAACTTAAAGCTAGGCGCGAATAACCAAAATTTTGTCACCATAAACACCAGCGGGAACGTAGGGGTGGGCGATGAAACACCAACGTCACCCGGTGGCGCAGCGCGGTTCGTGGAAATCTCTGGCACAAGTGCCAGTCTAGTGTTGACCGACTCAGACGCGGCAACGTGGGAGTGGATTTCGGCTGGTGGCAACTTAAAGGCGGCTAAAGATGGGTCTGATTATCTCTCCATAGACTCCAGCGGAAACGTGAACGTCGATGGCGGTGGATACGTTAAAATTGCGCCAGCAGACACACAAGCTGAACTGCGTCTGTATCGTGACGATGCAACGATTAACACTTCGGGAATAGCAATTGGTGACATCAATTTTGGTGGCGCGGATGCTGACAATGACAACGCTGCGAGATTGAGAGTTAAGTCCGACGGGGCTTGGACATCTACGAGTTCGCCAACGGCATTCGAGTTTCAAACCTGTCCAAGTGGTTCTGAGTCACCGCAGACTCGTCTCGTCATAGACAGCGACGGCTTATGCACTTTTTCAAATGGCATCACCGTCAGCGGCGGTTCAACTAATATTGGCAGCGGTTTCCCCGAATTAACAATATCAAGCGGGGCGATTACAGTAACGGACAGCACGCACAGAGTAGACACAGAGTCAGACTCTGCAAGCGACGACCTCGACACTATTAACGGTGGGGCACAAGGCAGTATTTTGACTTTACGTTCAATGTCCGCTGCAAGAGATGTGACAGTGAAAGACGCGACCGGTAACATTTATTTGGCTGGAGACTTTGCGCTCAGTCACTCGCAACGATTTATCACTCTAATAAAATACGGCGGTGGTTGGTACGAATTAAGCCGCAGCGCAAACGCTTAAAAAATGATTACTTGGCAAATAACAAACACGAACAGCAACGCCAGCACCGGCTACATCAAGTCAGCCAACTGGGTTTGCACAAAATCTGAAGACGGTTTTTCAACGTCAATCACTGGAGACGTTTGGTTCACCGAGCCAGACGAGGCAGACCCCGAATCGTTTGGCGTGCCGTATGCAGATGTGACCGAGGAAAACGCTATTGCGTGGACAAAAGAGAAACTCGGCGCGGATAGCGTGGCCAACATCGAACTGACTGCGGGAAGAAATTTAGAAGCGATGAAAACACCAAAACAACAGGACGGACTGCCTTGGGCAGTAGCAGCACCGACAGAAGAACCGGCAGCAGAAGAATCTAGTGAGGAGTAATTTATGATAGAGATAGCAGTAACACCAACGGCAACCCTCAATGCGTCGAAGGTCGCAATCCAACTTAACTCCGCACAGGAGTGGGGAATGCAATTCTCGGTAGCCGCATTTGGAAAAATCACAGATGCAGAAGGCAACGAAGTGTGGGGCCAGAACCCGCTCTACTCCGGGCTTCTCAATATTTCAGGAGAAACTTGGGATGCTTGGGGGAGTGACGTAGACGATGCGACTTATGTCGGCAATCTAGCCTTAGCCCAACTAAACCTCACCAGGGCACCAGAAGAAGCACCTGAAGCACCTGCCGAGGAGGCACCTGAAGCACCTGCTGAAGAAGCAGAAGAGACTCCTGCTGAGGAGTAGTAGTCCGCTGGGGGGATGAGTGGACACGGAGACAATCAAAGACCTCGGGGCACCGATCGCCATGACAGTAGCGATGAGCTACTACATTTGGCGAATGACTCAGTTTCTGTTGACAAGTCTTACCGATTCTCTGGCAGAGAACCACACGATTTTGGTTAAACTCATTGAAAGTATCAACGCAATCAAGTCAGACCAGACAAGCCGCATCTGCGAGCTTGAGCAACGAGTCGCGGAGGTTAGGGAGCAACATCGCAATTACTCTAATATGCTCGTGGGCAATCGTGGTGGGGATCGGGTGCAGCAACCTCGGAGCGATTCGTGATGTGCGACTGGGCTTCACAGGCTTCGAGATCGAGACCTGGGAACCGGAGGAGTACAAGTTTCATGAGTGGCAGAGAAGCACCAACGGAGTTTGGAACAGGAGATGAATTTCGATGATATCAAGGTGGCAATTGCGTCAGCTACTGGGATCGGCAACTGGATGGTGCAGATTGACCTCATCCTCAAGGTTGGCATCAGTGTCGCCAGCCTGATTTATATAATTTTGAAAATACGGCAACTGCTAAAAAAACAATGAGCTTATACAAGAACATACACGCGAAGCGGAAACGCATTAAGTCAGGCAGCGGAGAGAAGATGCGTAAGCCTGGGAGCAAAGGTGCCCCAACTGCTAAAGCTTTTAAGAAGGCAGCAAAAACAGCAAAGAAGAAATATTAACATGTGGAAAAGTAAGACAGTATATGCAGGACTAGCTGGCATCGTTTCCAGCTTTGGTTTGTTCATGTCATCGGAGCTAAGTCTCGCGGAGTTTCTCCAGGTAGCAGTACCGAGCCTACTCGCGATCTTCCTGAGAGCCGGGGTACAGAAAAGCACAGATGCCGCTGAGGCAGCAGTAGAAGCTGCCAGCAGTGTCA